GCAAACTCAGGCTTTGGAATCCCCAGAGCGCGAAAAGCGTAAGTTAGCGGCTATGCTTGATTTTTATCAAGGTAAAGCTTTAAATTTAGGCAAAGCCGTTGCTGCATTCGGTGAATCGGTTGTTTACCAATCGATAGATGCTGATTTTCATTTAACTTTTGAGAAGAAAGGCAGCAAAGAATCGAAACGCTGGGGAGTCGGGAAAGTTGAGACCGCCAAAGGAAAGCCTGGAAAAGGCCAATATGCTATGTATGACGCGGCTAAGTGTCCAACAATTGTTTTACAATTGATAGATTCTGCTCACAAGGCGGGAGTGTTGGACGAAGATGACGCGCAACATATGGCTAGGACGGCTCAAAAGAGAGTGACTGGCGAGAAAAGGTCAAATGTGGCCGTTGTGCTTGGTGAAGTGGCAGAAGCCATTGATGATAAGATGAAATCTCAGACTAAGAATGAGATCAAAGAAATGGAAGCTGAGCACGATGCTGTGACAGCACAGCGTGAAGAAGAGGAGGAAGAAGAGGAAGAAGGGCTCGAAAGAGCTAATGTCCATTATAATGCCGACCTCAGTAATTTGGATGATTATCTTTTGGATAATAAACTTCAAGATATGCTCGCTGAAGCTAAGAGAGCTAGGGAGGCCAAGGAAGCAGAGGCAAGGAGAGTAGCGGAAGAGCTAGCGATGGCTCAACGCTTGGAAGAGGAGAAAGCCGCAGAATTAAAGCGGGCTGAAGAGAAGATGCGGGAAGCAAAACGTGTGGCCGAGCAGGGAAACCTGCGCAGGGGTGTGACGACCCCTGGCAACGTCACCGAGAACTCACAGGATTTAAAAGCTGTGAGCCCGCCATCCTCACAAGCGAGGGGCTCGGAATCCGAAAGGAAGGCTGGGTCCAATTTAAGGATTACTCGGGAAAGAAGCCCTGCACTAACTGGCTCCAGCTCATCCAATGCGCAGCCGCCAAAGAAGAAGCCAAAGAAATTGAAGAAATCTTGGCAGGCGGCTCCTCAGTCAGATCAGCCCTCTCCGCAATCGCCCGATTCGGGCCCGCGGACAGGAGCTGCGGGGCAGCACTAAATAGCCTGGTATACCAGGCCGGGCGGTTTATAGAGGGTACACCGCCTGATCCCGACACCTTGGATAAAGCGATATCCAAGGTTTCCACCCTCTACCCTAAGACGACATTGCCGCTCTATTTCTGGAATGACTCTCCGGAATGGAAGGCTATGGTAGTTGAAGGCGCTATTGATAATGTCAAGTTAAGCGCTAGTCCAGGTTACCCCTATTCAAAATGGGGGCGGACCAACAGAGACATACTTTTGAATAACCGTAAGAATATACGAATTTTGGTTATTAATAGGATGGATCTGTTGAATACCATAGATTTGAGGGAGAATAAATTATCTCCAATAGAATTAGTGCGTTTAGGGTTCTGTGATTTTGTTAGGTTATTTGTTAAGAATGAACCGCATTTATGGACAAAGATCGAATTGAATAGATATCGATTGATTCATAATGTTACAATAGTTGATCAAGTAGTCGAAAGGCTACTTTATAGCCTGCAAAATCAAACAGAAATCGCTCAATGGAGTGGAATCCCTTCGTGCCCTGGTATCGGGCATGATGATGCCAATCAAAGGTTATTTTTAGAGAATCTCCCTTTTGAGAAAGGAGATATTATTATGACTACTGATATGTCAGCTTATGATTGGACTGTCAAGGATTGGATGATGTATGCCGAAGCAAGCATACGGATTAAACTAATAGAACGTTGTACAGATCAGTACAAACGTGTTATAATGAACAGAGTTTACTGTGAACTGAATTGTGCATTTGTTATGCCAGATGGCATGGTATGTTCGCAGATGAAATCAGGTAAAAGATGTTCTGGTTCTTATAATACGTCAGCGGGTAATTCTCGCATGAGGGTTTTGTTGGCTATCCTTGCAGGAGGAAGCTCTAGTAAAGTCAAAGCAATGGGTGATGATTGCATCGAGTTGTACAATGGTAAAGCACAAGAAGTCTACCAACAACTCGGAATGATTGCTAAAGTGGATGGAGTGTCTACTGAATCATTTGAATTTTGTTCACATCATCATACCCTAGTGGATGATAAGTGGTCTTTGGGAGACCCAGTTAATATAGGACGAACGGCCTATAAATTATTTAACAAAAGATACCACCCATTATTGCATAAACAATTCCTTTTTGATGTAAGGAATTCTAGTAAGAAGGAGCAATTCTTGACTTTGGTTGAGATACTCCGCAATTCGGGCAAATGGGAAACATCGGAGGTCCCAGATCCTGATGAAGATGTGAACGATCTAGATCAGGATAATTTGATGTAAATAACATCAAAGGTTG